CGAGCAAGACGGTAGCATTGACTTAGTTAATGGCGCACAAACTAGGCACTATGTCGCAGAATCAATAACAGCAGATAGCAAAGGTAGCTGGAAACTAGCTTGTAAAGACGTTTTAAGCCTTGCTAATTTAGATGAGAAATCATGGCCGATTGCTACTAATAGTTTTTTACGTCAAGACTTGCCGGAGGCTAACACAGTAATTCAAGTTGATAACGAAACTGACTACAGCGGCGCACAAGTAATACGCATAGGTGATGAATTTATGCGAGTGACTGGAATTGATACAAGTGACCCAGCAGACACAAAACTGCAAGTGACAAGAGGTCAGAAAATAGTCGGCTTAATATCTGGCGAAACATTGACCACCACGACAGCAGCAGACCACAGCGCAGGCGATGAAGTGTTTATATGTGAAGTTTCAGACAATGAAACAATAGACAGCTTGATTTCCAGAATATTAATTGATTCAGACTTTGACCCGGCCTTAATTCCTGCAGCAGATTGGGCGGCAGAGATTGCACAGTGGCATGCGCAAACAAGAATCAACACACTGCACATCGAGTCTGAAAGCGTAAATGATGTATTGAAAAAGATACTAAACGGCTTTTTGATTGATTTATGGTTTAGCACGACAGATAACGAAGCAAAGCTATCAGCTATAAGCGTCTGGAAGCAATCTACAGCGCAAATAAAAGAGGGCCGCGACATTAACGCTTACTCTTTAAATAAAAAGCCTAACGAGTCATTGAGAGCGTCTAGAGCGCTTGTTGTTTACGATAAAAGAAACCTTGCAGATGATGATGGTGTTTCAAGCTTTAAAAAGGCCAGTCAATTCTCAGATAATACAATTATAGGCCCGGAGTTATTTGGCAAGCATAAAGACAAGACTTTTGAAAATAACGCGATGATAGATAAAACCGCCGCTGATTTATTGGTTCAAAGATATGTTAGCCGTTTTAAATTCACGCCGTTTACGCGAACCTTTACAGCCGATGAGCGCTATATTAATTATAAGGTTGGCGATGTTGTAGATATTGAGTCAGAAATTGATCAAGGTTTTGACGGTTCAAGTACAGCAAACTTACGCGCACAGATAACCAAAATAAATCCGACCTATAAAAACACTGGCAGAAGTTACAAAGTTGAGGCAATGACTTATGAGGCGGCATTTGAAGACGGCACAGAAATAGTGTTAGACGCACCACTAAGTGAGGTCAACTTGCACGTTTTAGCCGGTGCGCCATCTCAAGCGGTCACTATAACATTTGTTCTTACATCATACTCACAAGGCCAAACAGCAATAAGGGCGGGCAGCTTTGCGGCTAACTCTAAAATCATATTAATACTTGTTAACGGTTTTGAGGGCAAGGCTAACGGCGGAGATGGTGGCAGGGGTGCGTTTTACACTTTAGAAAGTGGCGACACAATAATTGGAGCGCCAACAGATGGAAAGAACGGTGGCACTGTTTACGATGCGCAAGGCGTTGACACGGATATTTATTTTAGCGGCTCGACACCATCAATATCTTATCCAAATGCGGACGGTTATATTTACGCGCCTAACGGTGGCAGCGGTGGCTTTAACGCGTCAGGAAGCGGGTTAAGCGGCTTTAGTGGCGGCGGTGGTGATGGTGGTGATGGTAGATTGCCAGGTCAAGGCGGCGCGGCGGGTATAAGCGATGCTAACAGCGGAATAGCAGGCGCAAACGGTCAGATTGATAGCGCGTTATGGGGTCAAGCTGGTTCAGATAATGATGCAATAGGCGGTGCGTCGGGTAGTGGCATTTTAAACAGCGGCGCAACAGTGGTATTATATGGCGAGGAAAACAGATATATAAACGGCAATGGTGATCACTCATGACAGTTAAACAATTAACACTCAAAGTTCAAGAAATGCAGCTTGAAATTAAAAATATTTATACTGAAATTAACAAGATACTTGATGATAATTTTAATGCTAGTGCTTTTGTTAATAAAAAAGAGTTAGAAAATAAAATCAATAGTGTAAGTAGTGATTTAAATGAAGCTAAAAAGAAAATACTTATCGAGCAAGAAAAAAGCATAAATTTGGCAATTTCTACGTCAGTAAAAAAGCATATTAAAGAAAGCATTGAAGTTCATGCCTGCTCTATACTTAAGCAGGTTTCTTTTTTGATTAGCGAGCAAGATAAAATTTCAGAAAAAAAAGCATTAGAAATTTCTGAAAAAGCGATTTTAGATAAAGTTACAAAAGCTTACATTAATAAATTGTATAGGAATAAATAATGGCCTCAATTACATTAAATGGTTTACTGCTTGACCCAAGCGGAGAGTTTGCCGTTGGTGATGAAATAAGATTTACACACAAAAGCACCACTGGCAGCACAATAAAAAGTAGCGTTTCAACAGTGACGGTTGACCCCTCTGGATCATATTCATTAGAGCTTCAGTACGGGCTGGTTAGTGTGGATTATAAAGATTCAATAAAAAATACACATACAAATTTAGGAGTCGTCACAGTCAATCAAGACAGTACAGCGACAACTATACCAGAACTTTTAAACTCGATAGTGCCGCCGACAGATGACCAGCTGCTAGAGTTTCAGTCGATACTGGCTGACTGTGTTGATGCTAAGGTTGGCGCGGAACAGGCAGCAATAGAGGCTGATAACTCCGCTTTATTTGCGGAGAGTGCGCCGATATACTTAACGCTAGAAGGTGCTAAGAATGCACAGCTTAATGTTGGTAAGTATGTAAGGATCACCGACAGGGATAACGCACTAGGGTTGGTTCAATCTACTGGCTCAGCAAATGATAGGGATATTATTGAACTTTATAACGGTAATAAACTTGCTATACAGATAGAGGGTGAGTGCTTGTACGTTAAGCATTACGGTGCAGTGGGAAATGGCACTAAGGACGATACTCTTGCGATACAAACAGCGTTGAGTAAGGGGCAGGGAAAAAAAATAGTATGTGGGCCGGGTCAATTCTTAATCTCAGACACATTAAGAATGAGGGCATCGTCAACTTTAAGCGGCGGCGTTCCTGGTATTGGAACTTCTCTTACCAGGGGTTGCACTTTATTGGCTGATCCTACATTGCAAGGTTACATGCTCGTAGGTGAAAAATATCAAATTGCATCTGACAATTACTTACATGGTGTAAAAGTTGAGGATATTCAGTTTAGGGGCGTTGAGGGTGTTAGCGGTCAGGACGGGTTTTTATACTCAGCCGCTGGCGATGGTTCGCAGTTAAATAGGTGTAGATTCCACTTTTTAGATAATTGCATTGACATAATAAATCTAGATGATCAAGATCCGCCACCCATAATAGGAACAGGGCCTCAAGTGTCAACAAATGTTGAAAACTGCTCATTTTATTATTCAGAAACAGGAATAAGGCTGCAAAACGTCTTCAACATGATGCAGTTTAAAGCGATAATGTCGGATCGTATAAAAAATCCTTTGGTTTTAACCGGCACAGGGTCTTCGATGAACGCCTCAATTGACGGGTGGCATATTGAAAATATAGTTGATACAACTGATTTGGTGACTATTGATGACTGTCAAGGCACTTTGACAATAACTAATGTAGATTGCGACATAAACGATCAACAGGCTATTGAGAATCTTTTCCATATAGGTCCAGTTCAGACAAATAACCGATTTAGGTTGTTAGTCGAGTCGTTTAGGTGTACTGCGGATGATGTTTATTTCTTGCTTGATGAGGTTGATGATTATGCAATAAAAATATTAGATATGGGATCGTCATCAAATAGTTACTCTTTACGTCACAACCTAACTGATCTGCAAACTGGTAGGACTGAAAGTATAAGGGCTGGATTTTGGAAAGATGAATATATAAAGGCAAGCAACAATAGTAAGTATTACTATCAAGGTATAAATTTTAATTCTGGGCATGATATAGGTATGCTTGGAGGGTCTACTTTCTCAGGGATTAGATTTAGAGACGCAAATGCTGACAATTGGACTAGCCAAGATGGCGTTAGAGCTGGGATATATGGAACAACCGCAAAGACAGAGTTTACACTTTACAACGCAAACTCAAAGTCAACAGACGCATCAACTGCAACAACGGGTGCATTCTTTAGGCTTGATGGTAATAATGCAACTTTAGGTAACAGAAACCTAGTGGGTAATTTAAAAATAAATGTTGCCAACGCAAATACCGCTCAGTTTGATATTGACGGCACTTTTAAGCCATTAACTAACGGTGCGCAGAATTTAGGCTCATCCTCTTTGCGATGGTCGGAGGTTTTTTCAGTAAATGGGGCTATTAACACATCAGACGAAAGGTTAAAAGAATTTGAAAGTATAGAGGAAGCTGAGAGGCAGTGTGCTATAGAAATAAAATCTAATATTAAAAAGTTTAAATGGACTGATGAAATTGAAAAGAAAGGCGACAAAGCAAGAATACATTTTGGCGTTGGAGCACAAACAGTAAGGCAAATATTTAAATCCTATGGTTTAGATCCGGATTCTTACTCTTTGTTTTGTTATGATGAGTGGGGCACAGGCATCGAGCATCATGAGGCTGTTTACAATGATGATGGAGTGATTGAGATTGATGAATGGGACGAGGTGACACCGGCGGGCAGCTGTTACGGTATAAGGTACACGGAGCTTTCAATGTTTATACTTGCAGCCATTTAATTATTGCAAGCGCCTTAAATTAATAAGGCGCTTTTTATTTATTTTAACTTAGCTAGCTTTTCGGTCATGGAGTCAATGAAATTTTGTATTCTGAAACCCATATCAGCAATGTAACCACTATCTATATAAACCCTCTCTTGCAAGTATGAAGCGCTGCCATTTATACGAGGGTCAAAGCTTACAAAGTCGCACCACTTGCGCCCACTAACCCATAATTGCATCTGTATTTGTTCTTTGTAATCTGAGTGATAAGAATCAGACAAAGCGCGCTCTATCTGCTTTTTACTTGTTGGACATTTAATCTCAAGTAAACCATCTTCTCCGACTAAACCATCAGGGCTAACGCCTACATGGTCATTTAATTGGATAAACGCCACTTCCTCAACATCAACATCGTTTTGTAGCTCATACATAGCTCGCGCTTGAGGTTCACAAGCTGTGCCCCATTCCATTGCTGCGCTTTGTTTAAAGTAAGTTTGCTCGCCTGTTAAAATCTCGCTGATTAACTCGCTCATATAAGATTTAGTTTTGTCTGATGGTTTGCCGCCGCGACCGTTTGACATAATATCAGCAACGCGACTGGCTGTAATTTTACCAAGTCGCAAATCTAACCAATCTTGAGAGCCTTGCTCAATATCTTTTATAATTTTCATTTGCTCGCCACCTCTAAAATTTTGTTAAAGTCTTTTTGTTTAATTTGGTCAAAGCTTGTTAGCTTGTAAGCTGCTACAACTTTTTGACCTTTCTTATTTAAATTGGCATCAGCGTCTAGTAGTAACTCAGCTAATTGGTTTACCTGCTCATCACTAATTGTATTTTCAATTTTAACGCTTCCATCGTCTTCATAGCCATCATTTAAGTCTTCACCCGCCCAAAGGTCTAGACCTAAACCATGAAGCGCGATAGCCTTTGTCAGCGCTCGCATTTGACTTTTATTAATTGCCATAGCATTAGGTTTCATGTCAGTTTGGTTTTTATGGTTTAGAACCGGCATCATCTGAGTTCTGCTAACATCGTTAATTGTTACAGTACATTCAACATAAAAGCCCGTCTCAGTTTTAAGGTATGGCAGATTATCCCAAACCGTAAAAGACCAGTTCATGCCTGGATAAACTTTTGACGCTTCACGTACAGCAGCAGCCCAGGGCAAATAATCAAATTGACCTTTTTTCTTTGTTAATCCGCTAACGTCAATATTATTTAATACTTCAAATGTTTTCATAATTTCACCTTAAAATTTTAACTTGTTAATGCCTAAAGCCTTGCATACATCTTCAAGCGTTGAAAATTGGCCTTTACCTTTCCAAAGATTATTAATAGTCGAGTAAGCATAATTATTTTTACTTTCACGCTTGAGCGCATCATGCAAACCAGCAGCCGTTTTAATATTTATTTCATTACACTGGCGTTTAAAATCGGTAATCATTTTCGTTTCCTTTTGTTAATTTGTCCGTTAATAGTAATAGTTAATTTAACTTAGTGCAATATATTATTTAACTTTTTATCATATTTATTTTAAGTATACATTAAATTAAAACTTGCACTATCTTAGTTTGTGTATTAAATTTAATCACAACTTAACAAGAGGAAAGCAAAATGTTTAATAAAACAAGCGAACAACCAAACACATTAAACGAGCAATATAACAGCGGCTACTTT